AAATCCTAATGTGATATAAAGGTGACTCTTACATGGACGCAGGATATTTCTACTGTCCATATGTACCCCTAACACAAACTCCGGTTGTACTTGATCCTGAAAGTTTTTGCCCAAGAAAAGGTATAATCACACGTTATGGCAAGAAATTGCTTCGTGAAGGTGCTAAGTTCTACGCAAGAATGAGTATTGCAAACTTTGTGATATAAGTTTGACTTGCTTTTAGCAAGATAATGATAAAAAACCTCGCTGCAATTTGCAGCGAGGTTTTTCTTTTGACTGTTAATCATTTTCAGTCATATATTTTTTTATGTTCGTTGCAGTAGTTAAAGTCAGATCAGATTTTCTATTATTTGCACTATCTGAAATTGCTACAATTTTTGTTTCAGAATTTGTTGATTTTGCTTTGACATGATCATATTGAACATTATTATCAGACAAGGCAATTCCGCTTATAGGACAATTAGAACTAGCTGTTAATGCGGCCATTCTTTTATCATGTGCAGAAATGGATTTTTTCTTTACGCCTAAGTCTAATCCTAAATTGCCAAATAAATTATCCATCAATTTATGTTTGTTTATTACATTACTTTTATTATTACATCTTCTTTTTAATTGTGGATTTTGATTTTTCATATCAGACCATTCACATAAAAATTTAAAAAACTCTTCAGGATGTTGTGCAATAAATGAATTTGTAAATATTTTATTTTGTTTATTTTTTATTAAAAACGTAACAATATCCATAGCCAAAGAGTCTTCAATATTTTTTTTAAGATAATTTTTATAATGCACACATTGCTCAAGCCATTTTGCCATCATTTTTAAATCTTTTCTAATAGATTCTAATTCTGTAATTTTTTCCAACACTTTATGATATTGCATATTAGAATCGAATCCATGATATATCAAAGAGTCTTCAATATTTTTACAAGAAGATTTTATATCTTTAGCATTTAGATCCTTAGCTTGATATGTACTCTTTAAATCTTTTCCATAACATAATAACAACAAAGTGTTAAGCCATCTTAATGCTGAAAATCTTTTATTGTTTTTAATAGTATTTTTAAATACATGCAGAACTTGTCCAAACGTATCATCCCATAATTCTTTAAGCAACTTTTGTGTTAAAAAATATTCGCAATATATTTTTTCATTGTAATTTAAGTTTGCACTATAATTAATGACATTAAAAATATCACGTTGTTTTTCAAACTCCATTGGAGACCAAATTACCACGCTTATATTAAATTTGTCTAATTTAGTCAAAAGATGACTTGCTTTGCCCCCAGAATTAATAATATCATTCCAATAAATATTCTGTCCTTCAAACTCAACATAAAAATTTCCTTGAACAAAATTGCTAATAGTTTCTATTCTTTGCTTTCCATCTAGCACCCAATAAGCAGAAAGATTAGACGCATCGGGAGATTGTTCTACTAAGTGAAGAGTATTGATTGGTATATGTCTTAAAGAAGATCTAATTAATTCATGTTTATAAGCATTTTTCCATACCGAACCTCTCTGATAAGGTGGGCTTGTATTTAATCTATTGAGATTGTTAACAAGATGCAAAAAATTCCATGTAGTAGTAGTACTTTCATGATCCATTGCTTGTTCTTTTGTTGTTTTTTTGTTATTTTTCATAACCACTTTCTTTATTATTAAAATCAAATTATAATTTGAACAATAAAACTTGTTCATTCAAGTGCAATATGTGAATTTAAAGAAAAAAAACTTGTATCATATATAGATTAAACTATAACGAGGTCTAATTATGATAACATGGCAACAATTTTGTGAACAGCAACTAGATGAAGTACATCCAAATCTAGCAAACACAAGTCGTAGACAAGAAAAACTAATAAATAAAGCAAATGTTCTAGCCATGCAATCTTCTGGCAATCCCGCATATAGTCATATGAATAAAGCTAGAAATGACATGCTTGGAAAAATAGAGAAACAACGTCCTTTGCGTCGTAGTGAATTTATTAATCTATATGGATATGAAGCATGGCGAGAGTACACAGCAGAACATGGCATACCAGAAGATTCTAAATGGGCAGATGCTCACAGATGATAGAATATATTAATCACTTTAAACTAACGTTTCTTATTATGTTCTTTACTGTAATTGCCATATGGATAGTTAACCAATTAAGCGGAGATCAACGCCCATAACATTTACACCTTTTCAAATAACCAAATCGGTTCTGATATTCTAGAGAATCCAGGTTTTATATTATTTCCAGGTCTATTCGTCAATAGCATTTTAATGGCTGGTAATGGTTTCATTTTTAATTTGTTTACAGCAAAGTCACAAAGATCATCACATATCTTCATTTCTTCATGAGATGGAGAATCGCAAATATTAATGGCTATATGCCCTCCCTTACGCACGCTAGGATATACTTTTTCTATTGTTTTAAATAGAAACTGTTCTTTCCAAGAATCAATTGCTTTATATCTTTTCCATGATTGTGTATCTTCTTGAGAATATCGTTCTAAATCAAAATAAGGTGGTGAAGTAAAAACTAAATCCAGATCTTTAAATTGAGAATAATCCACATCTTCTGCCGGTTTCCAAACAAACTCAAAGCTTTTATCACGATGCCAAAACTCTTGCAACCAATTACTTAGTTTTTCATAAGGTTTTTGCAAGGAAATATTGGGATCAATTCCGATATAATGTTCTGCATTACTTGCCCAAAATCCTACAAATCTTCCACCATATCCAGCAGAAAAATCTAACACTCTTTTAGATTTAAATAGGTCATACATGCCTTTTGCGATTGTGGGCCTAAAATTGCCTGCTATGTGCAATCTAAGCTTAAAGCCTGTCAGAACCATCTTCGCATCCACATGTGGTTTCTTGAGGGCTACCAAGGCGTTAAATGCAGTTCTACGGCCTCCAACATCTCCCCAGGCTGCTGCTGGACTTCTATAACGTCTATGGCTAGCCTGCAATCGTTCTTCTAGAAAGAACTTATCAGCTATTTGCATGCCGATATTTTTCCACTTCCAGCTATTTTCTAGAACAGGATATTTATAAGGCTCGCCTCTAATAGCGGCTGGTATATCAACAACCTCATTAATATAAGCTTCTAGTTTAGCATATTCAGACATAGCTTTGTCATGAGGCACTTCTGGGACAGGTAACGGATAACGTTCAACCAGTTCAGCAAGATGTGTGGTAATTTTTAACTTGCGTTCTTTATCCTTACCAATATAAGCAAGAATCTTCTGCCATTCTTCGGCAGGTATATTGATGAATTCATCACCACAAAAATGTTCTAGATCCATACTTTAAGATAGTATGGTGTCATAGTTCCTCACCTGTTGTGTTTCATAAGTGCTAATCTGTGGTGAGAAACTTTGACGTTATTTTATTTTTTCAGGCACAACTGATGGAGGCAATTCATGAAATATGGTTTCTTTTGAATGGCTAAAACTGAAGCCACCACGCTCTCCATCCCCTGCACCTTTCATTATTCCAATTCCGCCTTGTCCTTGACCTTGGCCTCCTTCGCCTTCACCATTTCCACCTTTTCCTTTTTTGGAGTTCTTACCGCCAATAAATACTTTGCCTTTTTTAAGGCCATCTTGCATTTGTTGAACTAGTTTTTGATCTTCTTTAGAATAAGGCATAGAATAAATTCTAGGTTCGTTTTTATTTCCCTTATAAGCAAGATGTTTAAAATAAACACTATCTTCATTATGCTCTAATTCTCTTAGCATGAAATAAATTCCACCTGGATCATTAGTTACTTTGCTAGGTTCTTGAACGTAGGCCCAATGAACAACGAACAATGGAGGTAAAGGATCAGGTGAAGGCCAACCAAGATAGGTTCCAATCGAATACATGACTGCTAATGAAAAATATAAAGCACCAGCAATTACTGCCATCTTTAATCCCCACCATCCTTTAGACCAAATAACAAGCCAAAGAGATACGACACATAAAATAATAAATGCCATTGGTATTGCTAACGTCGCTGTAGTTAATGATTGATCCATTTCATTCTCCTGATTCATATGGGCTTGTAGAATAATTATCTATTGCTCTTTGTGTTGCCAAAGGTTTTCCTAGATCGCTCAACCCTACGACTTCACCATCTTTACTTAATTCAAAACGAAAAGCAGTTACTTCATTTCCTATAAATGTAAGATAAACTTCTTTTGCTGTTACAGTTTTAAAAGGATTTATTTTTTCTAAGCGAACTTTAACAGGTGTAACTTTTTCGCCTACAGAAGCAATTGATAAATCGTCGTCAGGATCACCTTCATAGGGTTCGTCCTCATAATGTTTTCCGCTTCGACTATAAAGATGTACGTTAACGACATATTCGCCTTTAACAATCCCTCTTAGAGTTACAATTTCTCTATTCTCTTTATACTCTGCCATACTTCCATCTGGCATACGCACTCGATCATTACGCCAACCTAGATCATCTCTGTCTAAGTGCATAAGACCTGCTTCTCTGGACCTAAAGAAAACTAACTTTCCGTTAGGATCTTCGACATAAACATCTACATCGTCGTCTATCTCTTCAGGCCATTCTACTATTATGATAAATTCTGCTTTTGCTTCTGTAACTTTTTTATTAGGATTATCTTCATTCATGTCCATTACGGACAAAATAAATCCTGCTAGATAAACCATTAAACAAACAAAAAGAATGTCTATTAAAGCACGATTAGAATTATAATGTCTCTTCTTCGTCTTCATTGAGTGAATCCACCGTTTGACTTAAATTGAAATATTGAATTTTTAACAACGCACAACAAACTAAACCGACTAAAGTTGTGTATAAAGCAATGCCCATGCCGCTTAAAAGTTTAAGCAAAAACGCTTGTTTAGAAGCCACATCTGCCATGTCTATACCACCTAATTCTGGCACCATTTCTTTAATACCCCAAATAGTACCAATGAATCCCATTGTTAAAAATTGATCACTAACGAACCAACCAATTTCTTGTTTCCTAGTTACTTTAGATATTTCGTCTTTATCAACTCCTTCTTCTTCTAATTTACTGGCCTTCCATGTTTTTAATCCACACCAAATAGACATTACTGCAAATACAATAAGTATTGTCATGCTGATTGGCGTGCTGTCATTAGCTCTTATTTCATCAATGAATCCTAACTTCCAAGAAAAGACACTTGAGATAACAACTAATGTAAAAAATAGCCACCATCTTAAAAAGGCTGCTTTAAACATATACAACTCCTAACTAATTACCATGTTTTGTTTCGATTTTTCTAATAGTTCCGCTTCCGCTTCTCATAGCAATACTATGTGTTATAGGACCACTTTTTGCGAAACGAACACCTTTTAATAGTTTTCCATTTGTAATGCCTGTGCCTACAAACATAGTCTCACCTTTGGCAAGATCTTCAATAGTCAAAACTTCACCTATTGAACCTTTTTCTTTACTCCATTCACGACACTGTAGATAGCCACCCATGCACTTCATGGCAGCAGCAGCAATAACAGCTTCAGGCGATCCTCCAATTGACCAATAGAAATCAATGCCGCTATCTTCTTCGCAAGCGGCAATGCAAGCTGTTACGTCACAATCTGAAATAAACTTAATTCGACAACCAACTTCTCTTAGTTTTTTTACATCTTCTTCACTTCTAGGTCTGTCAATAACACAAGCTGTCACACAATCAATTGGTTTTTCTAAAATGGTTGCAATTCCTTTTGCAACTTCTCCGACACCTAAATCTAGACCTAAAGGAAAACCATTAGAATAAGGAAGTTTATTGTCTATATATTTTTTAACTTTTGGACCAACTGCAAACTTTTCCATATAGAAAGTATTTGTTTTATAAAAACAATCTTTGCCAGCCATCGCAATAACTGACATTGCCTCATATCCACCTTTAGCAGTTGGCGTTGTTCCTTCTATAGGATCTATCGCAATGGAATAACTTGGATCGTGGAATTTAAAATTTTCTGGCTTCTGTTCTGGTGGTATTGGACCTTTCACGACATGGGCATAAAACCCTACTCGCTCACCTTCATACAATCCGTATGATTCATCTTTCTCGCCTTCTCCTATGGCTATTTCGGCACAAAAATCAATTCCATTCAGTCTATTTCTCATTGCATCGGTTGCAGCTTTGTCAGCAGATTCCTTATTTCCTCTACCGACCCACTCGCCAGCAGCAATTGCACCTGCTTCTGTAACTCGAACTAGATCTAAATGTAAATTTTTCATTAAAAACCTCTATTGATTGGTCTATAGGTATAGTTTAGTATAGGTCAATCAAATATAGAGGAGTTTATGTGAGTATCGAAAATATAACTCAAGATAATTCTAGAGAAAATCAAATTATTAATTTATGTAGTTTGGAAAAGCAACCAGGAAGAATAGGCGTTGACGCTCGTGATATTTGGCACAAATATCCATATGAAATAAAAAGTGTGACAAAAAACAAAGGTGTATCTACTGCTAGACAGGTGCATGTAAATAAAATAAATAAGTGGCGTTCTATTTATTGGATTTTTGCTAAAGGTTTAAAAACTATAGATGGAATGACTATAAATGAACTTTTTATAGCACATCCTGATGATTTAGAGCCTTTTTTTAAAAAATGCGAAAATAAAATAAATGATAAATTAAAATTGTGCAAAACTGTCTTACGTGCTGCAAAAAAACAAAAAATATCTAAAACCATCTTAGACACTGTAAAAAAGACAATGGAAGTTGGAACTAGACTAGATGATCCTTGTATTCCTTGGAAGCTTATTACAGAAAATGGCACACCTCTTACCAAAACCAATAAAAGAAAAATAAAAAAAGAAATTAAATCTTTTGTTGAAGAATACCCAATAATCAACCCACCTATGAATATGGAGTTTAAATGCGTTATATCACATTAATTTTTATACTTTTATTTACCTTGCAATTAAATGCACAGGAAAAAGAACATACATTAGAAGATGCTATTAAATTAGTTTTTTCTGAAGCAGATAAAGAAGCGAATGATCCATTTGTTAGATCATTATTTATGTCAGTTTGTAGAGTTAGCAATGTAGGATCTGGAGTTGTATTTGCAGAAGATAAAGATAGCGTATGGGTTATGACAGCAGGGCATGTAGTTACAGACCCAAAAGGAAAACTCGATAAAAAAATATTTGTGACTTTTTTCACAACTGGAAAACAATCACATGATATGAAAGCAGAAAAACTTTGGCTTAATTATAAAGTAAAAACAACATCAGATATTGCTTTTCTAAAAGTTAAAAAAACTGAGTTCAAAGGTTATCCTGTTCCAGAGCCAATTGTAATAGCACCTAAAGATACGAAACTAAAATCGGGTCAAGGAATATTTTCTTGCGGTTGTCCAAAAGCTATGTGGCCTACTGCTTTCAAAGGTCATGTAGTTGGAACAAAATATGATAGATTTACATTTATCCCACAACCATTAGGTGGACGTAGCGGATCTGCTGTTGTAACTGAAGATGGTATTGTTGGAATTATAATTTGGAAAACTGTAGGGGGCAAAGCAAGATATGGAACAGCTATTTCATTAGCAAAGATTTATGAGGCAACAGATGGGGTTAAGTGATTTGCCGATTGACGATCCGCATGGAAAACTAAAAAATATAGATGAAATAGAACCTATCTTAATTGAAAACCAAAAAGTAGGTACAAAGTTTAAAATAGAAACAAAGAACAGCACTTACTTTATGGAACTCTTAGATAATAAAGGCAGAATCAATATTCAAGGTGGAAGTTATTTTAAAGAAATAACTGAAACTTATTTTAGTGGATGTACATTTGGTGGAAGTATGCTCTGGCAACTAAGACTTTCGCCACACATGTGTATGGAACTAAAACATCCTACTAAAATTGGAGTCCTTACAACTTCGGATATTATATCAATAGAACTTATTACTGATTGGAACTTTACTTTAGACCTTCACGAGTAATAAAGAAATAAGGCAATTGTGGCATCACTATTTTTAAGAAATCAACAGAAGATCTTTCATCTAGTCGGACTCTAAAGTTGCCTCTTTCTTTAATTATTTCAGCTTTATAATCTAAAAAACCAAAATATTTAATGATGCTCTTAGTGCCTTTTTCTTTCCAAATATGGGTGTTCAATACAACTTTTCCATTCTTGTATTTTCCACAATCTCCAAACCATATAGCTAAAGCCACATCTTTCATGCTGTCTAAATTCTCGACTTCTAACGTTCTATTTCCGTTTCGATTATAAAATTTATCTCTATAATCATTAAAAATAGGATAGCATACAGAATGCCATCTATTAGTTTTTTCAACAGTAATAGGCTCTTGAGAAGCTAAAGACATTAGCTCAGTAGCTTTGTATCTAAGCCAATCTATATCTCGGCCTCTCATGGAAAGATAGCAATTCTTACCACGTTTTGGTTTTATAATGGAAGATCCGCCGAGAATCGTTCCGACGACAAGGTGTTGTTGTCTGTCTGATAATTTGGGGCTAATTCTATGTGTCACGTAAATATATAGCATGTGGAATAATTTTTTTCCAATAACTTATAGAAAAGAAATTGAAAAGCATACCTAACTTTATTAAAGCAAACAAATATATTGACATTTAAGGAGAAATAAAAATGGGTGCTACAAGTGTTACTGGAGTCGGTCCTGGAGATGCTTTTCCAGGTATTAAGGGTCCAAATAATAATAGAAACGTATTCGTACCTCTACTATCCCCACATGTTGTTGCCGCAGGTATTGTCAGTACCGCTACTAATGCTGCTACAGTTACTTTCCCAGAAGCACTTTCTGGCGATAAAGATACTTATGTAGTTATGTTAACTGCTGATAACACTACGGCTGCTGCTCATGGTGTAACTGCTCACACTAAGGCAAATGATAGCGATGGAAACTTCGCTTCATTCGCTATTAGAAGTGAAGCTGCTACTGAGACAGTCATGTGGATGGTTGTAAGTGGTGCTGTTGCCGTTTAACAATTAATCAAAAAATAAGACCCTGTTAACTCTTGGTTAACAGGGCCTTCTGTGGGAGAGACCACAAAAAGAATCGTACAATACACATTGTACGACCTTTCTAGTTGCCGTAAGAGTCATTTAAGTTGGATGCTTAAATGACTCTTTGCTTTTATATTTATTAAGAATGGTTCAATTTTAACTAATAATTTTAGTATTAGATATATTTTTTACTAGTTTTATAAGGTGTTTGCACATTCCTGGCATACTTTTTGGGTTAGCTGACCCAGGATTATACTTAGCTTCGTACTTGGCTCTTTTCACTCCATATAACGATTTATCTAAATGATTGAAGTAATTAAACCTCCAATAGAAGTCCTCACACGAGCATCTAAGAAGAATATCCTTGTCAAAAGAAAGCTGTTCTAGGTAATAATCTTCACCATCAGCCTTCAAAACAACCAATCCTTTTTGATTTTCCTTGTAATAAGATACATTTTTAAACAAAACTAGAGTTTTATGTACCTTTTCTGAGCTTCTAGAAAGCCCTCTAACGAGAAGTGTGTTCATTCCTAGATAAGGTAGCCAATTAACGTCTTCGACCACTACAGGGTCAATTGCGTGTTGTCTTTTGGCAGTTTTAGGAAAAGCATTGACAGTACTTTTGTATAAATCGCTAAATGATGTTTCTAACCAGGTTTCCATATAGGTATTTATCAAATACTCAACTATTATAGAATATGAAAAAATTTGATAAAAATAAACAACCTGCCTCTTTTGCCGAAGATGGCACGCCACTTCTTCCTGATGGCAATCCTATGAAGCGTTTTGAAGTAAAAATGCGTCCAGCAGAATTCGGAAAAGTAGAACAAGCTGTTTTTATAGACAATGAAATGTTAGACTGGTCTATGGATGTTTCTTCTTTACTGGAAGCAAAAAAAATGGGTCCAGAAATTTTTAAAGCAGCTAGAAAAGATATAGAAAAACATTTTACTGATAGTGTATCAGAGGTTTTAAACAGAAAAGTGACACAAGATGAAATAAATCATGCTACAAAAACAGGCTGGATTTAATACATGTCAGAATATAAAATAGATGGATATGGATATGAGTGGGATGCCGAATTAGTTGGTGGTCCATGCGATGGTCTTATAGACCATGTGATCCAGCTAGAAGGCAATTTACCACCTTCAGTAATCTACAAGCCATTAAATAAAGATTATCTTAAAAAATTAAAACTGGGTGAGAAAATATTTGAAATATGGTCAAAAGAATCTTTGTCTGACGACCTTAAATTAGCCATTTATAAAATCAGAGGAAAAGTTGATGATTATGATGGCAGCGAAGAAGACTTAAAATATGATTACTTAGAAACACTTACTGCAAAAGAATTTAAAAATAAATATTAAGGACAAAAAAATGAATCCAGCAAAAGTAAACAAAACATTAAAAAAACATGTTCTTATTGATGAAAATGCCATAGTTGTAGACCTTGAAAAAAGCCAAGGATCATGGATCGTTGATGCAGCTACAGGGAAAAAATATCTTGATTGTTTTTCTCAATTCGCAAGCCAGCCTCTAGGTTGGAATCATCCTAAAATGTTAGCACAAAAAGATCGTTTGTTAGATGTAGCAATTCATAAAGTCGCTAACTCAGATATGCACACAACTCAATATGCAGAGTTTGTAGAAACATTTTCTAAATTTACACCTGATTTTAAATACCATTTTTATATTTCAGGAGGTGCATTAGCTGTAGAAAATGCACTTAAAACTGCATTTGATTGGAAAATGAAAAAATCTGGATTGCCAAAAGGCGGAACTGAAAATTTAAAAGTCATTCATTTAAAAGAAGCATTTCACGGAAGAAGCGGATATACTTTGTCTTTAACTAATAGTTCTAAATCCGATCTGTTAAATCCTAAAACAAAATTCTTCCCTAAATTCAATTGGCCTCGTGTTACAAATCCTAAGATCTATCATCCAGTAGATTCTGTCAAGGCTTCTAATTTAGAATCTGTAAGCATTAAAGAGATAGAAAGTTATGCCTATCATCCTACCTCTGTAGCCATTATTGTTGAGCCTATTCAAGGTGAAGGTGGAGATAATCATTTTAGAAAAGAATACTTCCAAGAACTCAGAAGAATAGCAGATGAAAATGATCTTTTGCTAATATTTGATGAAGTTCAAACAGGTGTTGGACTCACAGGAAAAATGTGGGCATATGAACATTTCGGAGTGACACCTGATATAATGTGCTTTGGGAAGAAAATGCAAGTATGTGGCATTTGTGCAACAGACAGATTAGATGAAGTAAAAGACAATGTGTTTAAAGTGCCAAGCAGAATCAATTCTACTTGGGGTGGAAATTTAGTTGATATGGTTCGTGCAACTATGTTCTTAGAAATTATCGAAGAAGATAATTTAATTGAGAATGCAAATGATGTAGGTGCTTATTTTTTAAATAAACTCATCGATAAAGGCTATCCAAATGCACGAGGAAAAGGTCTTATGATTGCCTTTGATTTAAATACAACTAAAGATCGTGACATGTTTGTACACAAAGCAAGTAAACAAATGTTAGTGTTACCTTGTGGAGAAAAATCAGTAAGGTTTAGACCGCATTTAACATTTACAAAAGAAGATGTAGATTACGCAATGGAGGTAATTAAAAGAAGTTGGCCCTCTTAAAAAGGATTGCGTAAGTAGAATACATTATCTTGACGAGTTAAATGAGAATCGCCTAAATGATAACGTACTGCTTTCCATACATTTGAATTTTTTTCATATCCATCACCTGCAATTAACCCATAACGTTTTACTTTAGGAAACCATGTTAGTATTTTATTGACTGTTTTATAGTAATCATCTTCTTCGTTGTGATTAAAATAAATAAAGTCTAATGATTTATCTTTTACTTCATTCGCATATTCTAATTCATCTTTATTGACTACATTTAAATCCTTTCTAAAAGTAGAAAAGAATTTAGAAGCTCCTTCACAATAAGGTGCTGTATTAGTCACACAAGTTAATTTTTTACCAAACCAACATTTTAAAAGCCATTCAGAATAAGATTCGTCTTTGGCTCCTAATTCAACGCCTTCTTTATCTTGCCCCATTCTGTTTAAAAGCAATGGTATCTCAAATTTATTTAAGATAGCACACAATTTGTCATCAGACCTGTCATTCCCTCTAACAATGTATGGAACAGCTTTTCCTTTCCACCAAAATCTAGCTATAGGTGATTTGAAAAAAGAATCAGGATGATTATAAGAAATCTTAGCAATTAGATTTCCATTAAATAATTTACAACTAAGTTTGACTTTTTTTTGTGTATCAAAATGTTCAATAAAATCATTAATTTGAGGCCAATAAGACCAATCAGGCGAACATCCTAAAATGTCATCATTCCAGCTTATCCTTCTTGTTATAAACATTCTATCGCCAATATCATAAACATTTTTTATGTATTCAAAAGGAACCAACGGAATACAATCAACATCTAAATACCAGCCTCCAAATTTTTGCAACACACTATATCTTAAAAGTTCTGAATGATAAATAAGAGGTGCAAATTGTTCAGTATAATCCCAAGCACGTCGATATAAGGGGTTTAAATGTGTATCATCATCATGTACCATTATTTCATAATCAGGATTAAGCAATTTTAATCTATCAATTCGATCTTGAAGAATAGGGCTATATTTAATACGTCCATGCTTAATTTCTGGAGAATCTTTAAACCATATCAAATGAGCTATTTTAGGTATGTTCATTAAGGATCACCTTGAAAAGTAACATCAAAAGCACAAGTGGTTATAGTTGCTGCAAGACTATCATACATCGTAACAGTAAATGGACCTCCTACAAAATTTCCTGCTGCTGTAACTGTTAATTCGTCTGTAGTTACGCATGTACCACCTGCAAAAATTCCTGAAACAGCAGGTCCAGTGCCAGTAAAAAATCCATAAGTATCTATCATTATGCACCAAGTTGTATCACCGTCATCTACTTCACATGGTTCAGATACTCCAAAAGGAAGAAATCCAGCAAAACAACATCCACATCCACAACCTACTGCCACTTCAATATCGCCCATACTTGGAACACAACATGGTTCCTGTGTTCCAACATAACAATTACTTCCTGATGGATTATCCCAAAAGAAATCTCCAGTGAGTGATCCAAAAGCCGAACTTGGATACGTTCCATCCCAACTACTTGGACCACCTGCACCTGGAAGGGCAGGTGGTATACTAGGTACAGTGCCGCAAACTCCAGCATCACAAGTAGAGCTACTTATTATTACATCGTTTTGTAATGATAAGATTCCTCCAGGACCATCAGACCCTCCATCATAACCAGGAATATCACTACAAGGGTCAGCAGGTGGTGCTTCACCACAGCAACAAGTGCATAATTCATCACAAACCTCTTCGCCTGTGCCAAAAGCATTGCGAAGCATTTTTCTTTTCTTACGAAGACGAGTAGGAACTTTAAGACCAGCATTACGAGCTATCGCCCGCCTTTGGGCGGGCGATAGCTTATACTTATCAGGTATTTGATTGTTTTTATTACGCAT